GTAGCTTGAGGTCAACACCTTGACTTCTTCCATTGTTCAACACCTCCTCTGTGCTGAGAGTGAGGTCGATCCTACGACGGAGGAAGGACGTACCAGACAGTTGCTCTTGCTACCCCCGCCGTGGCTGCTCCACCCGTCTGCGTGTACTTGAGATACACGTCCGTGTCGACAACAACTTGCTCGGGCTTGTCACCAACGAAGACGCCCGATACCAGTGTCTCAAGAACATCGTCGGCATCGACGTAGTGATCGGGATCTGTTGACGTTCCTACAAGCAAGACGTTCGTGGTCCCCGCGTCGAAAGCTGTCGTGATAGCGACGCTGACATGAGACACGATCGCACCCTTGGGGATCGTCCCAATCTGGGCAGTGAATGGAGTCGTCACACTGAACGCGATCGTTCGAGTGATCGCATTCGCTGGGGTGATAGGCACAGCATACGTGCCTGCATTGAACCTCCACTCGTTCCCCATCGTCGGGTCATACCCGTCAGAGATGAACGTGCCCTGGTAGTAATCTGCAAACGCGAAAGACGCAGCCAGGATAAGAACGACACCCAGCAGGACTAGCGCATTGAATTTCATCTGTTGCTTATTCACTTGGACCTCCTTTGTTCGGTCCTTGGTCTAGCTGGTTGCCTACTCGATGACGTATGTAATGATGAAGTCGATCCCTGTGGCCGTGTCAGCGTCAGTGCCCGTGATGCCAACTGTGATCGCTGTCGTTACGTCCATCGCTAAGAACGATGCACCATCCGCAGTGACCGTTCCATCAGCAGTTCCCGTCAATACAGAGGACTGAGTGAGGTCAGCTTGTGCGAAGGTGATGATCTTCACGCCACCTGCTGACTGCGTACCGAGGAGGTCAACCGTTGTCACGGTTCCCACAGCACCGCCGTAAGCGATAGCTAGGCACTCGATGACCCTGTACGCATGGCCTGTAATCGCAGGCAACAACTCATGCCCTGCGTTGACCTCGGCTATCGTCATTCGATGACGTTGACTCAGCACAACCGAGTCGGCTGCGTGTTCAAGCGCAATCTGAATCGATGCCGTTGGAGGCAACAAGGCGTAGGTATCAAGATCCGCGTCATAGGCTTGCGTGTCTACCCCAATCTCAACAGACATATCCTGAGCCATCGATGCAAACGTAGCTGAGGCTAGGAACGTCAACATGTTCGCTGCAGGTGCTACCGTTGCGAACGATGTCAGGTTCGCATTGTAAGCCTGGGTGTCAACGCCGATCTCGACACTCAAATCTTGAGTCATCGTCAGGAATGTGGTCGATTCCACGAGCGTCTGTGCGTTGGCTGTCGGTGTAAGTGTTGCCCACGTATCGAGGTCTGCATCATAAGCCTGAGTGTCTACGCCGATCTCTAGGCTTAGAGCCTGAGCTGCAGCAGCGAAGGTAGCAGATCCGAGGAACGTAATGATGTTCGCTGAGGATGTGAGTGCGCCTGCCGTCCCTGCTCCGGTGTAGTAAATCAGTGTGTTTGCTGCGCTCGTCAACCCTGCAATCGCTGTAAGGTCTGCGTCGTAGGCTTGAGTATCAACACCGATCTCCAAGCTCAAATCCTGAGCCATCGAAGCGAAGGTAGCTGACTCAACCAACGTCTGTGCATTAGCAGTCGGTGTAAGGGTTGCCCATGTATCGAGATCGGTATCCCACGCTTGAACGTCTGTTCCAATAACCAATCCGGTGAACGTCGTCGCGCCTAGTGTACCGACCGTCAGGGCTTCGATGTACTGAGGTGCTGCGTAAGTACCAAACGTGAAGGCGACAAGCAGAAGCACAGCCGCCAAGGTCTTGAATAAGTTTCTCTTCATTCGGTCCTCCTTGTACTGACCGATTGTGTTCAACTCCCTACTACGGGAGATCCATGATGCGGAGAGCGTCAGCAATCTTGATCTCGCCACCTGTTCGACGAGTAGCCAAGAATCCAATCAGACCAGACAAACGGCGAAGCTCAGAGAACTTCGTGAGGGTTGTGCCCAGTCGATCGAGGATGCGATAGCCGCGCTTGAAGTCTCCGAAGATCGCAACGTCATTCCCGGTAGTACCATCCCACTCATCGAGGTCATCCTGCGTGTACTGGGGATACCCTCGAAGGCGATTCGGTAGACCAGCTTGGACGGAAGGCTGCCAGAGGTAAGACCCTGTGCCTGCGCCCCCGCTATCGTTGCGCAAGAGCATGAGTGCAAGCTCGGTCGTTGACGTGATGACAAGCTGCCCGTTCTTTCGGTACTGCACGGGAACTTGATAGAACAGCTTGAGGAAGTCATCGACGGTGACGCTTGCAGCAGCAGCAGCAGCAGCCGTGTGTCGCGTGATAGTCGTGCCCCTGCTCAATCCACCGAACTCTTTGAGCGTATGGCCTTGGCCTTCCCAGATCTGCGTATCTTCAAGCTCGGCAAATCCGAAGGTGTAGTCTTCGCTCATAGCCGCGATGAGGTTCGTATCCGAGTCCATCAGTTCGTCGACACCAAACTCCGTGTATCCGTTCATGTCTTCGACGTACTGCCACTCTTCAGTCAAAACCATGTCGCTGTTGTTCACAGAGTCTCCGAGTTCGAGGTTGCCCATGCCGACAGTGACTCGCGTTCTGGATCGCTTGCGCATCCGGTTTGATTTCGTTGTCTTGACATCTACCAACGAGCGGAAGAGGGTCAAGCCGTTGATTGCAACCAGCCATTCTTTGTCGAGCTCTTCTGGTACAGCGATCTCGCCTACAGCATTCTCAACGAGGGCACGCTGTTCTTGAGGCATCGAATTAAGCACTTCAGCATTCCCACTTTGAACGCGCAGCGTGTTAGCGAATAGAGATCGCTTCTCTCGCTCTTCGTCCGTCACTTCCCCGGTAAAGATCGCAGGGCGATTCAGCCGCAAGAGAAGTTCTTGCTGTGCCTCACGTACAGATTTGATTTCCTCAGCAAGCCCGGTCGTCTTCGCTTCGATGACGGTATCAGCACGAGCCTCTACCTTGTCGTCGAGCGTAGCGTCGAATCCATCGAGCTTCTCTCTCATCTGAGTGACGAGCCCGGTCAATTCCTTGGTAGCGGCTGCGTGTTCCTTTTGCATCTGCGCGACGGAAGATTGCTCATTCCCTTGATATTCTTTATCTGCCACTGGAAATACCTCCTATGTCTGATTGAGTATCGAACGTAGCTCGTTAGTCAGCTTCGAGTGCGTGAGCGGGTCGAAGATGCGTCTTGCTTGCGGGTCTCCTGGCAGAGTGGACGAATCCGGGTCTGCGTCAAAGAGTGCAGTGAACGTGTCGAGCCGTTTGATTAGCTTTCGTACTTGGTCTGAACTTTTGATGACGATAATCCCGAGGTCGTCGGCCTCTGTCTGCTCTTCATCGAGCGCCGATCGCGTTGTCTCTATCATCTTCCTGATGTCTGCAGCCGAGCCACCACGAAGCGCCATCTGAAGGACGCCGATCTGAGATCGCACGTCGTCGATGTCTGCCTCGGGATTGGCTGCGAAGTTCCGCATGAGGATTGCTACTTCGTATGACTTTAGCTCCCTGTAGTGCCAGCGCCCGTCTGAGTCTTTCTTCTGCTGAATGATATCGAACCCGTGCGACATCTGGGAGTAGTACCCTGCCGCTGGGTTGTCGCCTGAAGGATCGGGCAAGCCAGCATAGACCTCAGCCGCATCCTTCGAGTATTCGATATTGAGATGGCCGTGGACTAGCAAACCAGTATCGTCTTCTGAACAATCGGCCACTCCAATACCCATCCACGGCATGTGAAAGAACGTGATGGGGAGCTCGCCATTCTGAGCTTTGAGGGTTCGCTTGAATGCGCCTGCGTCGATGATCGTGTTGTATGAATCTACGTTACCGAAGACGGAAGCATGACCAGTGAAGTCGCCCTCTCTGCCTTCGGCTCTTAGCTCGCGAACCTCTAGGGGCACTGCGAGATACTTCATAAGCCACCTCCGTTTTGTTGTTCTGCATCAGGCCCCGTTTCATAGAGTTCCTGACAGTTACAATTCACCGTCTCTTCTGCCGAGCCGCCGGGATCGCCCGGATACATAAGCCCGTTCGGGTACGTCGCATGAATGGCGTAGATCGTCCCGTTATCAAGAGCAGCGTGTGAGTCGCGGACATCGCCAGCTCGTGCAGAGATCCATCGCTTGCCCGTCACCACACCCGTTTGAACCGCTGCCTCACGCGAAGCGAATCCGCTTGCCCCGTGAATCTCTGTCCTGCCGATCGTCATCGATCTGCTCTTGTCGAATGGGAGTGTGGGGTCCTTTCCACCGAATCGCTCGTATAGGCTGTGGAGCTGACGCGCTGTGTCTACCGCGCTTGTACCTTCGAGAGCTGCCTTATCCACCACACGCTTCACCCTGGAGATCGTCTCAGCCTGAATCTTGTCAACCTGTTCCGCTACCTGTCCCTCGACAAAGGCATTGATCGCGCCGGTGTAGGCGTCGAACCTGAGACTTGCTCTCTCGGTATTCCCGAGGATCTCCGCTTCGACATCCTTCCCTATTCGATCGATGGTCACTCGCCAGGAAGCTGTGAGGACGATCCTCCACGCATCGGACTCTCCTTCGATGAGAGCTGCGTAGTTTGTGTTGCCTGCCTTCCAGTGACTCTCGATTAGCTTTCCTTCTTCGAGGAAGCGCCGGGAGACGTTCTTGCCCATCGCTTCAGCGTAGGCTTGCTGCACACGATCGCGCATGATCCACCTGGAATCGATTGCGCTTTCGTCAGTATTGATCGCTCGGCTCTGAATCGATCTGGCAGACGATGAGGTATTCCCGAGAGGGAGCATCCCTGCTTGCATGAAGCCGCTATCAGGGCAGGCCCAGGACGGCATGCCAAGATCAAGAACGCTATTGATGGCCCGGACGTTCATCCCCATTTCCAGGTAATACTTTGCAATACGAGCATTCTGCCGGCGCATCTCTACCACAGGGGGGGCTTGGGAAAGGTCGTGGACGAAAACAACGTCGTCACCAAAGAGAGGGGCCAGCTGCAGGTTGATGGCGGCGAGTGCTGACTTAGCATTCGGAAGCGTCTCGTTAGTCCACAAGAACACCTCGGCCATCTGTTGATTTTCAAAGGTAGCGTCAGCCACTCCGAGCAGAACAGGATGGATCCCCAGCCCGAGAGCAGTCTTTCTATCTGTAAGCTTGATTGATTCCGAGAAGTCCATCTCAGCAGGTGTGCCCATGAGAGACTGGAAGTACACGCGGGTGCGCGCCAGCAGCATCTTTCGGAAGTTCTTCGGGCCTCTCTTCGTCTTCACAATCTGAGTCTTGATTTCCTCTGACTGCTTGGGAGAGAGATCCCCTGAGATGATCCCCGAAGGTAAGACGGCATTATCGAAGCTGAACTTCTGCGCATCCTGAATCGAGTCGGCCACGTCTGCGCGTCTCTGCACAGGCTGTAGCGTGGCGATACCCGTGTACTCGTTGATAGGATCGTACTGGACGATGTGAACGATCTCGGAAGCAGGATACGTCTGCGCCTTTATACCGAAACCAGGCTTGTAGACGTACTCAAGCTCTGTTGCATTGACCGGCTTAGGTCTTACGAGATCAGGGCGCAGCGGCCATATCTCAATCAGCCCGGCTTTCGGGTTCACGCTGTTGATCTTCCAGATGATTACGCCCTTGAGATCACGAGCGAATGACAGCCGGTACATGATGTCACGCCAACTTAGACGAGGGTTAGGCTTTCGAGCAAACTTGACAGCGCCGTGATTCGCCGGCAGATCCGTGAGTGTCCCATCGGGTAGAAGTCTTTTCGCTTGGATGGGAATGGAGGATTCTGCGTTCGCTCGGATCCGCAAACAGCGGGCAATGATTTCGTTCTTTCTGAAATACTTGCGGACGGCTTTCTCGTAGTCCCAGTCAGACCAAAGAGATTGACCAATGGCAGTCTGCCCCCAGAAAGGAGGGACATCACCTGTCAGCCGTTTCGCTATTGCAGTCCAGATAGTGTTTCGAAGCCCACTGCTTACACTGTCGCCCAGGAAGTCTCTAAAACCCATGCGTAAATTCTCCCTAGTCGATCCTCAGAGCCAGAGGGACTATACACGGGAGATGTGGTGAAAGGCAAGAGAAAGAGGGAGGATTGGGTCCTCCCTCGATCTCGGAGACGCACATAAAACTAGGACAGGGCTAGTCTACCCGCTCTTGCCTGACTCTTTCAAGAGCTTAGGATCGATCCCTGTCCCACTGTGTATTTCGTGGTAGTTGATCAGTCGTCGGATGATCTCGTCATAGCTTGGCTTGTGGTAATCTGAGAACTGCTCACCGACTGACCTGAGCCTCTTTGCTGTGGATTTGGATACCCAGATTGTTGTTTTGTCTGCCATCGCCTCTCCTCAGAAATGTGAATGATTTTTCTGTTGCATATCTTTATGCCCTGGAGCAATTACGCTACCATCGCGCTTGAACTTCCATCCGTGTTCCCTCGCTTGGCGATACGTGTCTTGCTTGTTGTACCCTGCGAATGATCCAGGATGCCGGGTGTCTGCCCCTACGCACTTTGAGCAGTCGCAATAGAGATCAATTGAATAGCCCCCAACAATCGGCATCATGCACCTCCTTCTATGATAATCCTAGCGTATTATAGTTCCCCTATAGAATCAAGTCAGAGAGAAAGGAGACGCTTGCCGGGCATCTCCTTTGCTCCAAGAGGACTGCTGGTTGCGCCGTACTTCAAGGAGGTTATGCGCGTGTTGGAATCCGAGAGGAGTCGACACGTAGAACTACCATAGCATTTTTACTCACCGAGGTCAATCCAATCGACGCCACCGCCTGCGCTATCAATCAGGAGATCAGTCAGACCCCAGACGCAATTGTGTACGATAACCCCAGACGCTAGGAATTCATGATGCTCAGCAACTTGGATGTCATAAACATCAGCAAGCTCTTTCCTTTCGTAGGATTGCACCACAAATACGTGAGCACGTTTTGGGTTCTTTTCTATACTTCGATTGCCAGAAGAGGCTACCGCACACTGGGCATTCTGTCTGTCTCTCGTATCTATGGGCTCTATCGGCAACACGTCTGCTACATGCGCTTGAGCAATATCTCGGCTCATCATCTTTGGCTGCGATAAGAGTTTCAAAAGTGCCTCCGCATTCTGAACAGCGTAGCGTGACTGGCTTTCTTCCAATCCATACTTCCTTCCCATGTTTCTTATGCCATTCAATGCCTTCTTTGCTCCCATGCCACTTCTTCGTAAGGGGGCGAATTGCGTCCATATGCTCTTTGCGTTCCTGTGAGAATTCTGGCGCATGGAGTTTTCCGTGTTCAGACAATGAGACTGCTCGGAGATTGTCGATGGAATTATTGAGAGGGTTGCCGTCAATGTGGTGGATGATTTTCCCTTGAGGAATAGCCCCATGAGCATCCTCCCATATCGACCTATGTA